CTTTTCTTTGCCAGGCAGCAGATGCTTCATTCAGACCAAAATCTTCCCTCCAATTAGAATATTCATCATTAGATTCCTTAATCTTAACGCAGTTTGGATATCTTTTACCAAACATAGTCTTCATACCCTTTTTCTTATAACCTTTCCAACACGCCTCATCCATTGATCCTTGAACATTATGCTCACCACTATCCAGATAGTCAGCAGCGGCATCAATATAATCTGCTGCCTTTGTAATTTTTGATTGAACCCACGCCTCAATATTACCCTCACCATTCAGTTTGCCACGAAGTCTTTTGGCAGCAGAAATAATTGTAGAAAGTTCAGACCTTGCCATAGAATATTCGTGGTCTGGTTCCTTAGATTCATTAGCAGGATGTACCTGAGCAATACTAAACTTCATCTGATTTGGGGATAATCTGGAAGGTAGTGAAAACATATCCCAGTACTTAGGACCATATCTGCATACATCTCTCGTCTCATCTTTCTCACATTTGGGGCAATATCTCATACCCATTTCTTCTGAAATAGAATCTTTTGATGATAGATTTATTGATTCCGATTTATTTCCCCAGTTTGCAGCACCAACCTTGCGACATTTTACAAGAGCACCTGAGGCATAAGCTGATGGCCAGACAGAATATCTTGACTTTACTTTAGTATAACAAGCGTCTTTTGTGCCGCTTCCTTTACCTTTAACATCTGATTCTTCGTTCATTTTCTTTTTTGGTTTGTCGGTAGAAACATAAGTTGGTTTTGCAGCACCAGATTTTTCGGGTTGATTTGGGTCTGCGGCACTTTTTCTTCTTTGGGCAGATATTCTTTCAGATTTGGTCATACTTGCTCTTTTATCTGAAGAAACACACTTGGGTGTTTCATCCTCTTCGCCTTCTTCACGGGCACAAGGTTCTCCAGAGATTACTTCAACCCAACCAGGTTTTCCTTTTTTACCTTTTGATTTAGATTTACCAAACCAATCACGAAGACTCTCTTTAACATCCTTAAATTTTTTGTGCTCTTTTTTGGCAGATGCTTCCATTTTCTTCAAACGAGTATAATAATCTGGGATTTCATCTAAATGCTGAAGAGCAATCTCCATCGCTAATTTATGATTTTTAGTATGTTCGTGTTCAATTGGAACACCCATATCAAGTTGCCTTTGAATATCAGAGATCTCCATACGATGCTTCTTAGCAATCTCCTCCACTGTTTTATATGGTTTTAATTGCTCATTCATCTGCAAAAAATCTATTACTCTTTATTATTTAGAAAACCTTGCTTCAATAATTTTGACAATTCCGAAGTGGACCCAACAAACACGGCATTATTTGTAACATTATTAGAAACTTTAGTATTATCCTCCTGAACATCCTTCAGTTTTTTTTGTAGATCTATAAGTTTATCGGTAGTGTCCGCAACACTTTTAATAAGTTGCCCTGCCACTTCATATGCTCTTGGACTTCCTCCATCACCGGCAAGTTCCATAATTCCATTAATGGCTTCCTGACCTTTCTCAATTAATGAATATAAATTTGCTCTTGTATATTCGTAATCTTTTTTTATATCATTATTCTGTGTAGGAATAATGTCAATAGGTGTAATAGTCTTTTCTACTTCAACGATACTACTTTCTATATTCAGAGATTTATCCAAATCTTCATAATTATTTTTCATAATGAATCAAATGTCCCTTTGTTGAGTTGGACTATAAGTCTTAGCATCGCCATATGTTTCAAAAGTTTCATTAAATCCAAAATCGTCATCCGGACCTGCGTCAATCGGGTCTGGAACAAGAGTATATCTCATTTCTCTCTTGGCAGTTGTAGTATCGGTGCTCGTATATAAATCAACTTGAACCTTACGAATAAGACCCTCAGTACTATCAGAAATTGGTCCGAATAGGTAAGTCTTTGCTGTGAAATTTAAAGTATATATTAGGGTTCTCCGAGTTGAATAATCTCCTTCATAATCATCTGTAAAGGATACACTATCTAAAACTACAGGAATATCTCTTTTCTCTCCGATAGAATCTACCAAATCTACTGTCAGATTAAATGCTGGTTGAAAATTGGGAAGAATTTGTTCTACTATCTGTAAAGCATCATCTTGTAACTTGGTCATAATATTTAATTGAAACCCAATATTATATGGAACAGGCATATAAACCTTCTTTACAGTATCTCCATTTCCACAAGTTTTGAATGTTTGAGTTACATTTGCCTTTCTTGTAGAATCATACTGAATAGAAGTCATTTCAAATGATATTCTGGGAAGAGTAATCTGAATTGCCTTATTTAATTCAGATTGTTGCTCAATCCTGGCAAGAAACTTTTGCATAGGTCCATAACCAAGAGGAACCTTCATCTGACTGATTGCTACATCAGATGAATTTTTATGTTCTATGTAAATGTCATTAAAAAGAGTTCCAAATGCAGTAACAGTCTTTCTAATAATTTGGTGGTAAAAATAGGTTCCTAACGTTTTCCTGTACCCGTTTATTCAATCATTACCGTATTATATATTTATAGTATCAATATGTACCAAATGGATTTGATTCTGAAAAATCTAATATCAAATCAGCCTCGTTTTGTATCTGTAAATTATCACCATAAGTATCATATGGATTCGAATTGCTATAAGTGTTTACGGAATATTGAGCATTGGAAGTCGAACCCACAATTGTTTCTCCTCGAAAAAATCCATTTGGAGTTGCATTATTAATAAAAGAAACTTTAAGAATTTTAGTATCAAAATCCCAAGATTTAACTCTTGCTGTTGTTCCTGATCTGGACCCGGTTATAATCTCATTAAACAGATAATTTCCAATTCCAGATAAAATTGGTGGTCCATTAATCACAACTTGAGGGGAAATAGTGTATCCTACTCCAGGATTTACTACACTTACAGAAGACACACTTTGAGCAGTTCCAACCACTGATGATATTGCCGTTGCTGTTATTCCAGAACCAACACTTCCTATAATATTTACATATGGTGCAGTTGAATATCCAACCCCATTATCAGTAAGATTTATAGAAATAACGCCAGACTGTGAGGTTTCAATTCCACAAGTGGCAGCAGCACCAATACCGTTTCCGATAATCGTAATGATTGGGGCAATAGTATATCCAATACCAGCATTTGTTAATACTATTTGTTTTATAGCATAAAATTCAGATTTTAATTCAGTAATTGCTTTTGCCGATGCATTTGTTCCTCCGGAAGGTGCAGAAGATATGCCGATAGTTGGGGGAGAAGTATAACCATATCCATCATTATTCAGGGTTATTTCTCTAATATAACCAGTTCCAATTGTTGCTAATGCTGTTGCAGTTCTTCCAAGACCAATTAAACTTAAGGTTGTTATATATCCTTCATCTTCAATTTGAGTATCAATTTCGTGAATAGAAGTATCAATAACTTCATCTTCATATTCAAATAGTTCACATTTCAGTTCATAAACATATAATTTACCCAACTGATAAAATGGTTGCTCGTGCTCTACAAACTTAACTTCAAATAATCTTTGCCCCAAAGGAAAGTATACCAAATCTCCTTCTCTGGGTCTTGATGATAAAACAATTTCTTCATCATTCTCTGTTTCTAAAAAGGGAGCAATAAAATCTTCGTATCTTTCTTTAGATATAATTAAACTCAAATCATCCTTTAAACTCATTCCAAACTTTGTGAGAATATCTCCCTGACCGCTATATCCTTCATAATTGCTTATGTATGCTTCTAATGCAAAATTATCATCAAATTTGGATGAAGAAACCTCTCGGAGTATAGTTTCTCTTCTCACGAATTTTCTGGGAATATAAACTACATCTACGCCATAAATTCTCAACTGCTCATTAATTAATTCCTGAACAAGTCTTTGCTCATTTGGTGAACCTTGAAGAAAAAAGGGATTTAGTGCCATTATTATCCAATAAAATCGTAAGGTGGTAGTTCATATTCGAGTACCATTCTCTGTTTTATGTCTTCCAACTCTTTCTCGGCATCTTCATATATTTCTCTGCCATTCAGTTCAATTCCACCGGGTAATTTAACTCCCCTAAATTTAATTAGGTTCTGTCCCCACTGCTTTTTCATAAGTGAAGTTAAATATTTCTTTAAAAAACTATCATTATAAACATCAGTAAAAGTGTTTGGATCTAAAATTCTATAACAGTCTATTATTAGAAAAGTTCCGACTTGCTGAGATCCCCAGTCAATATCCAAATACATTCTATTTTGTCTTTTATTAAATCTTATCTGCTTATCAGTACTCAAAAGAAAATCAATATCCTCAAGATAAGTTTTTACCATCGAATATTGCAGTAAATCAATTGAATTAAAATAATATAAATCATTTAAGAATAGTTGATATTTAATGCTAAACATACCTCTAGAGATAGAACTGGCATCAAATTTAAAAACTTTTTCGATTCCAATTACGGAATCTGGAACTTGAATGAAATTGGAGGTTTCATAAAAATTGGAGGTAATTGTTCCAAGACCTGATATATTTGTTGATGTTCCTGTTGTAGTTACTAATCCAACACCACTTCCTCTTGATGCGGTTCCTCTGTTAATATCATCTTGAGTAAATTGATATTTTAAATACATTCTTTCTACACCATCAAAGTGCCTCTCCTGGAAGTACTGTAGGGCATCATCGACCAAATCATCTATTTGGTCGTCGGCAAGGTTAATCTCCAATACAGGGGCACCTAGGCGTCTTAGACAATAGTCTACGAGTTCTTGTCTGCTTGCAGGTTTAGACACTAATAGGTTCCTCCATCTATAACACTAGACCAGGTTGGTATTCCTGAATTATCAGTTGTAAGTATATAGTTAGTTTCTGATATTGCTGCCGCAGTTGTGCCCGTAGAAACTAATCGGTCGTTCGGATCAAAATATGCAACACCATAAGGTTGTCCTGGCAGATAATAAAATGACTGTCCTACCGTAAGAATTCCAGTAATATTACCATTTCTAACAGTAAATTCATCAAATACTAAATCGTCACTAATATAAAGATCGCCATCAATATATACATCATTTTTAAAGGTTGCAATACCTACAAACGTAGATACTCCACTAACAT